AGTTAAGCTTGGCGTTTCTTCTCGTGGTATTGGATCACTGAAGGAACAAGATGGATGCAAAATGGTCGCTGATGATTTCATCCTTGCTACAGCAGCAGATATTGTTGCTGATCCTAGCGCACCAGATGCCTTTGTTAATGGCATTATGGAAGGGAAGGAATGGGTATGGCAAAATGGTGCCATATTAGAATCAGATTTAGAGCGTGCTAAACGTCTTATAGACAATGCTCCATCCCGCAAAGCCCTGGAAGAGAGAAAGCTTTCCGCGTTCTCCCATTTCCTTGGATCTTTGTAACTTATAAATATTTTTAGCAAAACAGCTATGTACGAAGGAGACACAAAAATGTCCGAAGAGAATACTGAAGTAAAGGTAACCGAAGAACAGGAAGTCACCGAAGCAAAATTCGACGGTGCCGTTGCTGATCAGTCTACCTTAGGATCTGTAGAAGTTTTGGGAGGACCAACTCCACAAAACTCTAAACCCGATGATGAGTCTAATAAACTAAAGGCTCCTTCACAGACACAAGCTTCACCACCTAAAACAAAGCCAAGTGCGGCTTCTGGCCAAAAAGCAGAATTCAGCACGAAGGGTGATGTTCAAGCAGGTGTTGAACTTGAGGGAGAAAACCTCATCGAGGTTGATGTTACTGCTGACGTTGAGGCACTCACCAATGGTGAAGATCTTAGCGAAGAGTTCAAAGCAAAAGCAGCAACAATTTTCGAAGCAGCAGTTGTTTCGCGTCTCAACGAAGAGTTAGATAAAGTACACGAAGAGTACTCTAAAACTCTTAATGAGGAAGTAGAAAAAGTCAAGTCCGAGCTTGCCGAACAGGTAGATGAGTATCTAACCTATAGTGTTCAGCAGTGGATGGATAAGAACAACCTAGCAATTGAAAGCGGACTGAAGTCCGAGATTGCTGAGTCAGTTGTATCAGGACTGAAAAAAGTATTCGTCGAGAACTACATAGAAGTTCCCGAAGAAAAAGCAGATATCATCAACGAGATGGCATCTGAATTAGATTCAATGGAATCAAAACTCAACGAGCAAGTATCAAACAACGTTGAACTCACCAAGTCAATTGGCAAATTTGTCAAGAATGGGATAGTGAAAGAGATCTCCGAAGGTCTAGCATCAACTGAAAAGGAGAAGCTAGAGAGTCTCGCAGAAGGTGTTGAGTTTGAAGATGAAGAGTCATTCCGCAGCAAGGTCAACCAGCTGAAGGAATCTTATTTCCCAAGCAAGCCTGCAGCAGGTACCGAAACGGTAGCTGAAGATGTAGAGCCTGTTGTGGACACAGATATGACGGAATCGATGACTAAGTATGTCGATGCTCTCCGTCGCTGGACTAATAAGTGAAATTAGTCAAACCTTTTAAATTTTAAAAACTACTTTTAGGAAAAAAAGCAATGTTCAATGCAGAACAGTTGCAGGAAAAGTGGAACCCCGTTCTAGAAGCCGATGGTGTGGATAACATCAAGGATAACTATAGAAAGGCAGTTACCGCAGTCCTGCTCGAAAACCAAGAAAAATTTCTCAGAGAGGAGGCTGGTGTACTAACTGAAGCCGCTCCTACTATGAGTGCAGGTACAGGTGGTTTCACCGCTGGTAGTACCGCAACTGGTCCAGTTGCTGGTTTCGACCCTGTTTTGATCAGTCTGATTCGCCGTAGTATGCCTAAGCTAATTGCTTATGACATCGCTGGCGTTCAGCCAATGACTGGTCCTACAGGATTGATCTTCGCAATGCGTTCACGCTACGGTACCAACCGTACTGCTGGTGCTGAATCGTTCTTCAACGAAGCTGATACTGAGTTCTCTGGAGAGAACGCAGCAAGCGATCTAGGAAGAACAGCACAAGCTGGATCTAACCCAGGTCTCCTTAATGACAGTGGAACCTACAATACTTCAGAAGGTATGCCAACGGCAGAATCTGAAGCATTAGGTGATGCTGCAGGAAACCAGTTCGCTGAAATGAACTTCAGTATTGAGAAAGTTACTGTGACTGCTAAGTCCAGAGCACTCAAAGCTGAGTACAGTTTAGAATTGGCTCAAGACCTCAAAGCCGTTCACGGTTTGGATGCAGAGTCCGAGCTAGCAAACATCCTCTCAACAGAGGTTCTTGCTGAAATCAACAGAGAAGTTGTTAGATCTGTATACAAGGTTGCAAGACCTGGTGCTCAGAACAACACTGCTACTGCTGGAATATTCGACTTAGATGTTGACTCCAATGGTAGATGGTCTGTTGAGAAGTTCAAAGGTCTTCTCTTCCAGATTGAAAGAGATATGAACGCAATCGGGCACGAAACTCGTCGTGGAAAGGGGAACATCTTAATTTGTTCCGCTGACGTTGCTTCTGCACTATCAATGGCTGGTGTACTTGATTACACACCTGCTCTTGCTGGTAATAGCAACCTACTTCCAGACGACAACAGCAGCACCCTTGCAGGTACTCTTAACGGTCGTATCAAGGTCTATGTTGACCCTTACTCTGCTAACGTTAGTGATCGTCACTACTATGTTGGTGGGTACAAAGGATCTTCTGCCTATGATGCTGGAATATTCTACTGCCCTTACGTTCCACTACAGATGGTACGTGCAGTCGGACAAGACACCTTCCAACCAAAAATCGGATTCAAGACTCGTTACGGTCTTGTTGCTAACCCCTTCGCTGAAGGAACCGATCAAGGTGGTGGAGATCTCGATCCTAATAAGAACCGCTACTACAGACGTGTTCTTGTTGACAACCTTATGTAAGAAGCATATATTCTTACTTCAAGACAAGAGACCCGCAAGGGTCTCTTTTTTTGTCTATAATTATAAATATAATTGTCGAATGGTACCGAACAATGAACGGTAGACTAGATAAAGTTACAATGACTGCTAAGCTCACACGCCTCAAAATAGAGCTAGCTGATAAATGTACAAGAAATGAGATGGGGGAATGGGAGTGTATAGGTGCAGAAAAGTATCTTAATAAGACACTCGATATTCTAGAAGAGTTTTATATGTAAGCTAAATAGTGTTGGACGGATGACCACTAAAATAGTTAATGTCTTTCACATCGCAAATCGCTAATAGGAATTTCTTAAGTCCAGGTGGCTTCCGCTTTACATTGGGTAAGTATCCTAAGGTGGCATATTTTGCTCAAGCAGCTAATATTCCAGGTATATCAGTAGGTGAGGTTCAACAACCTACCCCTTATCGTACAACTTTTAGAGAAGGTATGATGACCTATCAGCCATTCTCCTTAAGGTTTATGGTGGATGAGGATCTTGAGAACTATATGATAATGCACAACTGGATGAGAGGTCTGGCAACTCCTGATAATTATGCAGAGCGTGCCAACCTAGATGCAGTTGAGATGAATAGACCTGCTTCAGAGCTTGGTAATTTCAATTATGCTGATGGTACCCTATTTGTTTTAAGTTCTAATTTTCAACCCAAGTTCCAGATATACTTTAGAGATTTAATTCCTACTAATTTAACCACTCTGGAATTTGATGGTAACTTATCTGACACAGAATACTTCAGTGCTCAGGTAGATTTTAATTATCTTTCATACCAAGTACAAAATCTAAACGGACAACAAATAAACAAATTACAATAATACATTATGGATCCCCTTGAAAATGTGAAGCAGCAATGGGCTGCTGACTGTATCATTGATGATGAGAAATTGGATCAGGAGTCTTTAAAGATCCCTTCTCTTCACGCTAAGTATATGGATTTTTATTCCAAATATAATTTGATACTGGCAGAGAATAAGTCGAAGTTGAAAATAATATTGAGAGATAAATGGATTTACTACAACGGTAAGGCTTCACCAGAGACTTACAAGGAGAATCCTTTTGACTTAAAAATTCTTAAGGGTGATCTTCAGAAGTTTATAGAAGCTGATGACGATATAAGAACACAGGTACTGAGGATAGAGTACTTTGAAACTGTCATAAATTATATTGATGGTATATTGAGGCAGATAAACAGTAGAACGTATCACATTAAAAATGCTCTAGAGCATAGAAGATTTGAAGCGGGATTCTAATGACTGTCATTTCAAAAAAGAATGAGGTCTATCTCAGGGTAGATACTGAACAGTATATCCATCAGGAACTGGCAGATTACTTTACATTTGATGTACCTAATGCTGCCTTTCTTCAGAGACAGAGAAGATATAAGTACTGGGATGGTAAGATTCGTTTGTACTCTCCTGGTACTGGGGAACTGTATGTTGGATTATATGATTACTTAACAGAGTGGTTGAATAAGAAACGTTATGATTACACTATTAAGGACAGTGAAAACTATGGAAAACCAACCGACACCCTCGATGCCATCTCTCCCACAGCAGTATATGGTTTTGTTAGATCTCTGGGTCTGCCTTTTAAGCCAAGAGATTACCAACTACGAGGACTTTATTCAGCTCTCAAGTATAACCGTAGGTTATTACTATCACCAACTGGGTCTGGAAAATCATTTATAATCTATTGTTTGATTCGTTGGCACCTACAATTTAATAGAGAAATACTATTGGTTGTACCTACTACATCATTAGTAGAGCAGATGTATACTGATTTTGAATCTTATGGATGGAAAGCTGAACACTATTGTAACAAAGTCTACGGAGGACACGTCTATGATTCACGGTCTCCTGTTGTCATATCTACGTGGCAGTCTGTCTACAAGAACCCTAGGAATTTCTTTAATAGGTTTGATGTTGTTATCGGCGATGAAGCGCACCTCTTCAAAGCGAAGAGTTTAACAAAACTCCTTACTAAGATGCACGGTTGTAAGTACCGTATAGGGTTGACAGGTACACTAGATGGTACGGAAACCCACCAACTGATACTAGAAGGATTATTTGGACCAGTAGAACAAGTAATAAGAACAAAACAATTACAGAAAGAAGGACACCTATCTGATCTAAAGATTAACATCCTAGTGTTGAAGCACGTTTACAGAGATTTTGAAACGTATCAAGAAGAAATGGATTATATAGTTTCGAATGAAGAAAGGAATAAAATCATCACAGGACTTGCGCGAGACCTCAATGGGAACACACTTGTGCTATTTAATTTCATCGAAAAACACGGAGACCCATTGTGGGATAGGCTAAATAGTATTAACAAAAGCAAAAGATTATTTTTTGTGCACGGTGGAGTTGATGCTGAAGAGCGGGAAGAGGTTCGACACATATGTGAAGAGACTAACAACGCAATCATCTTAGCTTCTTATGGTACCTTTAGCACTGGTATCAATATACGTAACCTGCACAATGTAATTTTCGCTTCTCCATCCAAATCTAGAATACGAAATTTACAATCAATAGGACGTGCTTTAAGGAAGCACGACTCTAAATCTAGAGCAACCCTATATGATTTCGCTGATGATATTAGTAATGATTCTAGTCATAACGCGACTTTAAACCATTTATTTGCTAGAATAAAGTTGTATAAAGAAGAGAAGTTTGATTATTCCATCACGGAAATTAACTTAAATGGCAATTAGTTACATTCGTCACGATGAAGAGTTCTTCGGTATAGTTAAACTCACTAATGGTGAGGAACTATTAGCGAAGATGCTTGTCTTTGAGGATATGCAAGAGACAGAAGGTACTATCACAGGTACAGATCTATTATTTGTGTCAGAACCTGCCAAGGTTCACGCCACTGATATGGTGAAAGATGGTCAACGGGCTAGTTTAATTGGATTAAAAAAATGGATGGTCTTTTCTGATGAAGAGTTTTTTATAATACCTGAAGATCATATTTTATCCATCGCGCCGATGTCGTCGGACACGATTACGATGTATAAATTATTTGTTAAATCAGAATTCAAAGGAGAAAGTGTAGACCCTGCCTCAATCAAACATAAAGAGATCCCAGTTAATCAAAATATGGGTCTCGTTGGTAAGGTAGAGGAGGCTCGTAGAAACTTAGAGAACCTATTTAAACAGTAGCTATAAGTTTCCCTTCAACCCCGACAGTGTTGAGTCTAATTATTTTTTGAATTGTTGTCAAGCTCCTTGACAAAATACCTATAGAGGTGTTACAATTTGTTTATGATTGCACGCAAAAATAATGGCATTTGCTATGCGTAAAACCAAGAATCAACATTATGTAGATAATGGTAAGTTCCTAGAAGCCCTAGTTAATTACAAGGGTAGAGTTTCTGATGCCGAGCATCTGGGAAAATCTAAACCTAGGATAGATGAGTATGTGGGAGATTGCTTTCTAAAGATTGCAACGCACCTGTCATATAGACCTAACTTCATCAACTATATGTACAAGGAAGATATGATATCAGATGGAGTAGAGAATTGTGTGCAGTACATAGATAATTTTGACCCAGGAAAATCTAGAAACCCCTTCGCATATTTTACACAGATAGTATACTATGCTTTCCTAAGAAGGATTGCTAAGGAGAAACGTCAGCAATCTATTAGGGAAAAGATCATAGAGAAGTCTGGATATGAGCAGGTCTTTCATACGGATGATCACAACGCTGCAGATTATAATAACATAAAGAATAGAATTGAGATGGGGAACAGGTATAACTGATGGATGTAAGACAAACACTTGACACTGTGGTAGAATACCTTGGTGGTACTCTTAATGAGTACGAAACTCTAGACTCTATGGGTCGTTCATCCAAAAAAATCGTTATTGAGTATGACATCAAACAAAAAGATTCTGCTGATAACTGATCAGCATTTTGGTGCACGCAACGACAATCAAGTATTCCTAGACAAGTACCAGCAGTTTTATTCTGGTACTGTAATTCCGTTTATAAAAAAGAATAAGATAGAACAGATAATATGTTTAGGTGATACCTTTGATAAGCGTAAAGCAATTAATTTTCATTCACTAGACTCTGCTAGAGATATGTGGTTTGACCCTCTCAAGGAGATGGGTGTTCAGATGACTATGCTCATTGGTAACCACGACATTTATTATAAGAATACAATCAAGACTAATGCACCTCAACAGTTGTTAGGTGAGTATGATAATATTGAAATCCTAACTGAACCTTGTTATAGAACATTCAATGGTGTTAGGATTCTAATGTTACCGTGGATCTGTGATGACAATAGGAAAGAAATACATAAGATGGTTGATGAGTCAGATGCTAATGTATGTTTCGGACATTTAGAATTATCAACTTTTGAGGCTTTGCCTGGTATAGTAATGGATCACGGTGATGATCCTACTAGGTATGAGAAATTTGATCTGGTATGTTCAGGTCATTTCCATATGAAGTCTAAGAGGGGTAACATAAACTATCTTGGTAACCCATACCAATTATACTGGAGTGATTACGGTCAGAGAAGAGGGTTCCATACACTAAATACTAGTAACTTACGCTTATCCTTCCACAGTAATCCACACAATATCTTTAACAAGGTATACTACGATGATGTCAGCACATCTTATGATGTTCCTCCTGATAGCACTAGCCTTATTGGATCATTTGTAAAGCTAATCGTGCACAATCGGGAAAACCAGGTCTGGTTTGATCGTTACATTCATCACTTACAAGAGGTGGGTGTCGCAGATCTAAAGATCATAGAAGACGTAACGCTTGAATTAAAAGAAGCAGATGAAGCAGTGAAAATGGAAGATACTGTCACGATACTGGAACAATATGTTAATGACTTAGATGATTCAATTGATAAACCTAACGTTGTAAAGATTTTAAAATCATTGTATACTGAGGCTATTAATATCTGATGTTCGTCTTACTAGATAAAAGAACAGGTGGTGTGTACGCTGTCACAGATGAGAGTGTACCTCAAAAGGTTGTGCAAATTTTTATTGACAAAGATGACGCAGACCGCTATTATCAGATGCTTGAGGCTGTAGACTACAGTCGAAAGTTAGAAGTAAGTGAAGTTGAAAAGGATATAGTAATAACCAATTGCCTAGCACACGGTTATGCTTACTCCATCATCAAACCTGATGACTTTGTTATTCCTCCTTTAGACCTTAAATGATTGTATTTGAAAAGATCCGTTGGAAAAACTTCCTATCAACAGGAAATCATTTTACAGAACTCGGATTGAATGAAGATGAAGGTACCTTAATCATTGGTAACAATGGTGCTGGTAAGTCCACTATGTTGGATGCCTTGTGCTTCTGTCTTTTTAATAAGCCATTCAGAAAGATTAGTAAGGGTCTACTTGTCAATACTGTTAACGAAAAGGATTGTGTTGTTGAAGTAGAATTTAAGATTGGTACAATAGAATATAAAGTTATACGTGGTATAAAGCCTGGGATCCTTGAGATATATCGTCAAGGTAATTTGTTAGATCAGGACGCAGCGAATAGAGACTATCAAAAATACCTTGAGCAAAACATACTCAAGCTTAACTACAAGTCATTTACACAGGTGGTCATACTAGGGAGTAGTACATTTGTTCCCTTTATGCAACTTCCTGCTGGACATAGAAGAGAAGTTGTTGAAGATCTACTGGATATACAAGTCTTTTCTCATATGAATATGCTCCTGAAGGAGCGCATTAAAGATAACAATGAGTCTCTAAGAGACTGTAAGTATGAATTGCAGATTGCTGATGAGAGAATAATCTCACAGTGTAAGACTTTGAATAGTTTAACTGCTGTAAATGATAAGAGAATTGAATTACAGAAAGGTCAGTTTGATATCAATGAAGAACGAATGTTAGATGTAAAGAGGAAGAAGGATAAACTAGAACAGCAAATAGTAAAACTGGATGATTCTGAAAGGGAATTTGAAACCTTAGAACAACAGTACAGTAAGGTAAAGGATCTACGTTCTAGGTTACAAGGTAAACTTGAGAGAACTACTAAGGACTTTGAGTTCTTCCAAGAGAATTCCTCCTGTCCTATGTGTACTCAGGACATTGAAGAAACATTTAGAACTATGAAGATTGGTATTCTAGGTAGAAAGAAGGATGATGTATTGGATGCCACGGAACAACTGAAGGAAGAACTGGTAAAGATACGTGCTTCTATGGCTCTTATGAAAGATAATCACGAGTCAGTTATGGAGTATAGGTTTGAGGTACAGTCTCTTATCCAAGAAGAAAAGAGATTGATGAAGACTAATACAGATATTCTTACTACAATAAAAGACTTAAGTAATCAACCTGACATCACTGGTGTACAGGAGGAACTTGATAAATTGAGGAAGGAGTATGATGAAAAGGAATCTGCTTGTGCTGATGTTAATAAACTAGCCGCAGATTATAAATTGGCTGGTACCCTATTAAAGGATGGTGGTATCAAGGCAAAAATTATTTCAAAATATATCCCTATCATTAACCAGTCTATCAATAGACACCTGTCTGATATGGATACATATATTAATTTCACTCTTGACGAAGAGTTCCAAGAGGTTATAAAATCCAGGTACCGTGATAAGTTCTCTTACTCATCCTTCTCTGAAGGAGAGAAGCAGAAGATTGACCTAGCACTACTCTTTACTTGGAGGCACGTTGCTAAGTTAAAGAACTCTATTACTACCAACCTCCTTATATTGGATGAGGTATTTGATTCTTCATTAGACAGTCAGTCAACTGAGGAACTGTTTAAGATACTTAAGAATCTAGATTCAACTAATAACATATTTGTTATCTCTCATAAGAGTGAATCGTTAACAGATAAGTTTAATCGTACACTCAGGTTCGCTAAAGTAAATGGATTCTCTAAGATTATAGAAGATGTTTGACACCCCTTATTACAGAGATTGCAAATCCTTCAAGGATCACAAGCAACTGAAGGAGAACTTACTCTCTCGCAGACACGAGTTCTGTGTGTTTGATAATATATTTTATGGTAAAGGGTATAGTACCATAGGATCACAGGAGAATTTACATAAAGAGTATCCATATTTTACAGATTATATACTGGGTGCTATGAAGGTGTATGATGATAAGTTAAAGATTACTAGGATGTGGGTTAACATTAATCCTACAGGTGCCTACCAGACTAGACACAACCACGCTGAATCAGATTTCGCTGGTACCTATTACCTGCAAGTTCCAGAGGAGGACTCAGGTTCTATCCAATTCTATAATCCATCACCAGTAGTAGAAGCAATGCATAGGATGAGACCCTACCACAACTTCACTCATATGCATATCCCCACAGAAACTGACCTTATGATATGGCCAGGTTTCCTAGACCACGAGGTGATGTACAACCATTCCGATAAGGAGCGGTGGACAGTTTCTTTTTTGATGTCCTTGACAGACGAGGACAGACGTGATAGATTTCCAGGTATGATACAAACATAAATAAGAAGGAACCTTCTTGAATCCAATGAAACGCACCTGGTTACCAGAAATCTTTGACGACCACGCTAAGTATAAGCCTTGGTTGTGGGAGAAGTATGGTGATACCTTTGATGACGAGAAGACTCGTAAGAAGAGGGATGAGCGAGAGAAAGACGTAAAGTTTGAAAAAGACAAGATGCAGCACGGTCCTAAGAAGACTGGTACAACTCGTCACAGTCAAACTTATAAGGATTTCAAAGCAAAGATAAAAGCAACTCAGACTGCTCCCAAACGTAATGAGCACGGTGTCGTTGGATATCATAAGGGTAAAAAAGGACGCATTAGGAGAGGTGCCGATGGAAAAACAATCTTTAAACCAGATTGAAGATAACTCTGAATGGTACAATGCCTTAATACAGGAAATGAATGAGAAGTACAATGACGACCCCGAACTGGATTCACAATTCTGGGAAAGAGCCCAAAAGAAAGCTCAAGCCCCAAGCACTACGACAAGCGAGAGCAAGACGTAGACAGTTGATAAAGAGTCTACTAAAGACCTCCGAACGACCTCGGAGGTCTTATAGTATGTGTATACACGAGAAATTAAATGACAGTAAACACAGGGGTCAAAGGTCAACTAGCAAAATTGCTTGCTACTGAAGATCTAATCATCGAGCACAAGCAGTGTGAGACAGCAGCATTTAATGTTGACAAAAGAATTTTAACACTCCCTATCTGGGAGAAGGCAAGCGAGAACATATATGACCTACTGGTTGCACACGAAGTTGGACACGCATTATTCACTCCAAATGTATGGCCAGAAGTAAAGTGCCCTCAGTCATTTGTTAATGTTACTGAGGATGCAAGGATTGAGAAGCACATCAAGCGTAAGTATGCTGGACTTCCTAAGACATTCTACAGTGGTTACCAAGAGTTAGATCACCTAGACTTCTTTGATACTAAGGATAAGGATCTAGGAGATCTAGGTTTGATCGATAGAATTAACCTGTACTATAAGGTTGGTGCTTTCACTCCTATCCCTTTCAAGAACATTAAAGAGGAGGAGTTACGTGACAGAGTAGGATATGCTGAGTCCTTCGAAGCAGCGTGCCAGTTAGCAGAAGAGATCTACACATATATGAAGATGGATAAGGAGAAGGAGCAGGTACCATCACCTAAAGAAGGTGAGCAAGATCCTGATCTTGATACTCCCAGTTATGGTTCATCATCAGATTCTGATACAGATAATAAGAGTGAATTAGATTCAGACTCTGACTCTTCCGATGAGCAAGAGGCAGAAGAGGAGAAGGACACTCCCGATTCCATTGGCGGTTCTGCTGCTGGTGATCGTGCTCCAGATCTTGAGGCAGAAACAGACAAGTCTTTCAAGGATAAAACAAAGGAACTTGTTGATCATAGAGACTATCGTGAGTCACATTATGTTGAGATTCCTAAGTTTAAACGAGAAGATTGTGTCACAAGTTTCTCCGCTATACTCAAAAATAACAGGAATCATTTTGAGGTAGAGTCAAGGAAACCAAGAGAAACAGATTCCTTCTATAACGATTATGAAGCAAATGCACCTTCATATGATCAACAGTATGCTACTGTGGAAGCAGAGTACACTAAATTCAAAAAGGATTCACAAAAGGAGGTTAACTATCTTGTTAAGGAATTTGAATGCAGAAAGTCTGCTAGTGCCTATGCTCGTGCTACTACTAGTAGGACTGGAGTACTGGACACAAGGAAACTATCCACGTATAAGTTTAACGAGGATCTTTTCAAGAAGGTAACTACCATACCTAATGGTAAGAACCACGGAATGATCTTTCTACTAGACTGGTCTGGATCAATGGCAGAAGCCATACTAGATACCGTCCAGCAGGTACTACAACTGTCTTGGTTCTGTCAGAAAGTTGCTATACCGTTTGATGTATATGCTTTCACTAATGATAGTTACCAGATGGCATTGAGATTGGATGGAAGAGATCCTCAAGTTGAACTTGTTCCACCTGTAGTAGGAGAGTTTGCAATCAAGAATGATTTCTCTCTAATGCATCTAGTATCTTCTGATGCTAAGAAGATAGATCTAGAGGATTCATTTAAGTACCTCTTCTTCAATACTCACGCTATTTCTACAAGGGGATATTACTTTGGCACTAGGTTCTCTGTTGCTCCTGGTATGAGTCTATCTGGTACCCCATTGAATGAAGCAATCGTTGCTCTACACTCAGTGATACCAGAGATGCTTAAGAAGGTAGAGAAGGTTTCACTCTGCATACTGACTGATGGTGAGTCTGCTAGTTGTGGATACTACACAGATAGAGTAAGTTATATGGGTGACTTGTATGCTAACTGCATCAATCAAAGTTGCTACCTAAGAGATAGGAAACTTGGTAAGACTTATTCCAAGATGCCTTATCATCCTATGCACCAGACTGGAGTATTCCTTGAGCATCTACGTGACAAGTTCCCACAGATTAATGTACTAGGATTCAGATTGATCCAAGGCAGGGAAGTTAATAGTTATCTTAACAATACTCTTGGTTGGAACTCTCCAGAAGCAGAGAAGTCCAAAGCAGAGTACCGTAAAAATAGGTCAACTGTTATTAAGGCACTTAACTATCACCAGTTGTATGTTCTTCCTACAAGGAATCAGGACAACACTGAGTACTTAGAGGAACTAAAGGAGGATGCTACTAAGGCACAGATCACCAGTGCTTTCAAGAAGACATTCAAGTCGAAGAGATCTAATAAGAAGATTCTTCGATCCTTCATAGAGACAGTTGCATAAGCTGCACACAGGGGGTTCACAACCCCCTTTTTTAATGTACAATTAGTACATACACAATTAAAAGAATCAAATGCCTTTTACAACTGAAATCCCAGTTACCACTGATCTACTCCTTGGATACTTGAAAGAAAATTTTGGACAAGAAGTAGGTGTACCACAATTACTCTCAGCAGCAGATGAGTTTAAGTGTTCAGTAGTTACTGTAAAGAAAAGATTAAGGGATTACAAATCAGGTATTGGTAAGTGGAACCTCACAGTTGCAGAGAGACTAGAGCGTACACTAGAAGCACCTGATGCATCTCCAGCAGAACCAGTTGCTCAGCAAAACCTGGTACCAGAGAAGGATCCCAACTATGTTCCCTTTGGAAATTTCAATGCTGTTAAGAAGATTATCAAGTCGAAAGTCTTCTATCCAACCTTCATTACTGGATTGTCTGGTAATGGTAAAACAGTTTCTGTTGAACAAGCTTGCTCTCAGCTAAATAGAGAGTTGATTAGAGTTAACATTACTATTGAAACCGATGAAGACGATCTTATTGGCGGGTTTCGTCTTGTGGATGGGTCAACTGTTTGGCATAACGGACCTGTCATTGAAGCACTTGAAAGAGGAGCAACCTTGTTACTCGATGAGATTGACTTGGCTAGTAACAAAGTCTTATGCCTCCAACCCATACTTGAAGGCAAAGGTGTGTTCCTCAAAAAGATCGGTCGGTTTGTCAGACCTGCGGTAGGGTTCAATGTTATTGCAACAGCGAACACTAAAGGAAAGGGATCTGATGACGGTCGCTTCATCGGTACTAACGTTCTCAACGAAGCATTCCTAGAAAGATTTGCGATTACTCTTGAGCAAGAGTATCCTTCACCAGTTACTGAGATTAAAATTCTTCAGAACTATGGCAAGGGAACTGGTGCTTGTGAGGATAATGAGTTCTGCAAGCGTCTTGTAGACTGGGCACAAGTCATTCGTAAGACTTTCTATGATGGTGGGATTGATGAGGTCATTAGTACACGTCGTCTTGTTCACATCCTGAAGGCATATGCAATCTTCGGATCGAAGGAGAATGCACTCAAGTACAGCATCAATAGATTTGATGATGAGACTAAGCAAGCATTCTTGGATCTATATGACAAGATTGATATTGATTTCAATAAGGAGGTTGACCAATCAGCACCTGTATAGTACACTAAGTAAGCAACTATGGATCTTCCATTGGACGACAAAGAGTTAACGACACTTATCTCCTCCCTTAAACTGGGAGGTGATACTGCGTTACACAACAAGTTAAAACTTGTAAAGGAGCTCCGAGATTTGGGTTTACCCTATAAGAAGATCCTCCGAGAACAGTATGGGTATGTAGTATGAAAAAGTACAATGAAGATGAGATCTTAAAGGAGGTCTCAGACTACATTTCCCACACTTATAAAGGTCATTACTCTGTCGGTAACGTACAGACTCTTGACCTTATCGACTCGGTAGGTGATGCTGAAGCATTTTGTAGAAGTAACATTCTCAAGTATGCTTCAAGATATGACAAGAAGGGTACAGCACGTAGGGACATCATTAAGATAATCCACTACGCTGTGCTATTATGTCATTTCAACGACAAGCGTGATGCTGCTGACAAGCGCAACGCTGATATCCCACCAGCATATGCGGTGGACTACGACAAGTAACCTCTCTTTATTATGACCCTCGTTAAGTTCACCAAGGA